AAGGAAAGAAAAATCTAGTTTCAATCTCTGCACCATCAGCCCATGCTTTTATTTCTTTGTGCCATTTATGTTGTTTCATACACTTTCTCCAAGGTAAGTAGCCTTTACACCATTACCAAACTGCAAAGTCACAGCGCACTCTTGCCCTTTGTTTCCATGCATTAGTTTGTATACCCCATAACCCATAGAAACAATACAAATAAGTAGCAACGTTACTACAATTACCACTGCTCTATCTGATTTACTACCGCCACAGTCACACTTACGGCCTTGCTCACAATTTTGATTACACGGCATCATCTTCTCCTGTAAAGTATTCAATTACTGTATCCAATGCCCCTATTACTTTGGTGTCGTACTCCACGTCGTCGGGGTGGGTTGAGTGCCAGTCAACAATCTGTCTCCTACTTGACTTCAAGTGTGCGCCTACGATTGCATCCAGTATCTCGGCTAACTGCGCTGAGTCTGTTAAGTCTAATGTGATTTTCATTCTATGTCCTCTCTGAAGAATTCTTCTTCGTCTATTATGATACGGTGTGCATCGGCTTTCATTTGCTCTAACACTTCTATAATGCCCTCAAAGGTTTCACTTGCTACGGTTGCATCACAAAACCCCATAAGAGAACCATCTCGGTTGTAATACACTTCCTTAATTTCATAGTAAGGCTCATCAAATGCACCATCAAACTTAACTACACGATAGTTCCAACTCATATTACTCTCCTTTAATTGGTGGGGGATGACTTAGAGGACCATTTGTCAGAGCCCTTGTGGTCGTTACCGATACCACCATCCCCCGTAACGGGTAGGCCAATGGCCTAGTTCACTTAACAATCACCGTATGACTTCCCACTACCTGACTCACAATTGACAGGTAACCCGGTAGCCCAATCAGGTGTCCATCTCATACACTCCTCAATGTACTTAGTGGCTTCTTCTACTTCCTCATCTTTAACAACGCACATCACTGCATCGTGCACCGTTAGTACAACTCTATACTTCTTAGATATCAACAACATCTGTTCTGCGATAATGCACCGAGCAATGGCTTGGCACACGTTCTCAATAACTTTCCCGCCATATATGCGGTTTCGGCCATATCGACTCTTGTATGAAAACTCGGGGCCTTTCTCACCCTGCACAAACGATAGTCCATCGTACCGCATCAACAATCCTGACGGTAACTTGATAGCCCTCTCGCTAGGTATAACTTCTAATACCCCGTCCCGCCCTAGTACAGCACTGTCTCCTCTTGATATGTTAGCAAGGAAACGTTGCGCTTGAGCCCACAGCCTTCCAATTTCACTGTTAGTACTGCGATAAATATCAATAATACGCCTAGACTCCTCAATCGACACCTCCACACCAAAGTTTTTGAGCTGGGCTTGAAACTTAATAGCCCCCATGCCATACCCTGCACCGAGAATTGTAGTTTTACCTACAAAGCGTTCGGTCTTGTCCACTTCTTCCTCAGGCTTATTGTAGATTGCGGATGCCATTTTCTTATACACATCCTCACCTTTAGCAAATGCCTCAACCAAATCATCTTGCCCTGCTAGCCACGCTAATACTCGAGCCTCAATCTGAGCAGAGTCGGCATCTATAAGGCTATATCCAAATGGCGCAGTGATTGATTTCTTTAGCTTATTAGCATTATCACCCCTACTTGGTAAGTTCTGTAAGTTAATCTTATCCTCACCACCGAACCGACCTGTATGTGCGGCATAGTACTTAATAGGTACGGGCAGTTTCCCTCTACCTGCAATACCAATAAACCGTTCTGTTCTAGTTTCCTCTAGCGTAGACTTAGTGCCTAACCTTGCGGCGACCAAAGTTTGAACGCGCACATCGGGATGTGAAGCCAGTTGCTTAAACTCGTCATCCGCTTTAGAGAACGCCCATGTATCTTTACCTGTGGCAGGGCTAACTTTCTTAGGAGGTTGCACCCCTAAGTTTAATAATAACTCCGCAAACTTGGGGTTACTCATTAGATTTTCTTTATCTGCACCACAGTCTGCTAACAACTTATCCTTTGTTATTTTGATGTCGTCCCTATGCTGGTGTAACAACTCTACGTCTAATTCCAACACTGCATCAATGAACATACGTAAGGTTAAGTCGATAATCTTAAACTCCTGCTTAGGTATCTTCTTACCCATTATATTAAACAGCTTGTATGTCAGTTCTACGTCATTAATACAATAGTCCCCGTATGTTGCTAGTTCCTCGTCAGAGAAATCGGCTCGGTACTTACCTAGTGCATTTAAAACCTCAGTACCTTTCTCACCGATGTTATACCTTTCCGCAAGAACCTTAAGACTGCCCCCAACCTCGACACCGTGAAGCGCACGAGCCATACATAAAGTATCAGCCCAATAACGAGGATTAACGCCCAAGAGCCAATTAAGAATCGCACCATCGAAAGTAGTGTTGTGCGCAACCACCATAGAGTTCGCCCAATTAAATGTTCCGAGCCAGTCTTTGAGTTGGTCTTTGGTACCACTTGCCCATTCTGTTTGTCCATTGTTTACTTTTATAGCTACACCAATAATCTCAAACTGCGGACTCCTGATGTACTCCTCCGTTGTTAACTTCTTAAGAGAAAACTCTCTGTCATAGTACGTTTCTATGTCAACCGTTATTATGTCCATTACTCATCCTTACGGGCATTGTATATTTTCATTATAAGCCATGCCAGTGCAAACACACCAAACACCATACCCCCTAGGAATATAAAAGCCCCCTGTACCCAAGTCATAGTTCCCCCTCGTCGTTGTGTAGGTCTAGTTCGTCTATGTCTATCTCTGACTCTTTGCCACTAGGTAGCTTACCAATAATAGATGTTGGGAAGTGGCCTGTCTTGATTACCTCAACTACGCACTCGCCTTTCTTCCACCATACCCATCTCGGCATCGTTCGTTTAATTTTCATCACTCACCTCCGTACTTAGTTTGCAACAACAACTCGCAATAGTGTATCGCTTTCTTGATATCCTCGGCTCCGTTCTTAGCGTGGTGTCGGCATACATACTTAACTATGTTACCCTCTAAGAACCCCAACTCGTTAGCCGTTATAAACTCTACTGGCTGTATTTTCATGCTAGCGTAGTGTGCACCACCAACCTGTTTCTTAAGTGCGTTTTCTTCCGCTATCATTTCGCTCATTCCGTCGCTCATATCTTTCTCCATATTAAATGTTGTGTTGTCAGTGCAAACAACACCCCTAGCCCAAAGGCTTGCCAATAACACTGTATGTACTCAATCACCGTGTTTGCCATTGGCTATGTCCCTCGCATCTCGTTCTGCTTCTTTTTGGAGGGTTAAATAATACCCCTCAAGTAACCTACCTTTTTCTGAAGAAGCTATGTATGTTTGTGCTAGTTTGTTAACTAGCTCGCCTAATCTAAAATAATGTTTATCATTCATGCTTACGCACCACTAGTTTAGCTAATAGATACTTGTTGCCCATTCTAGCTATAACTTCTTTTACCCTAGCTTCTCGGGCTTCTACTGCCAATGGGTCGGGTGGTGATAGTTTATATAGGCATGAGAGTGTAGAACCCTCATCTGCCATGGCGTCTGTAAATAGTTTCATCATTCTGTTTCTCCATATCCTATGTTGCCGTTCTGCCCTATAACATCGCATCGGGCCTCGTCCCAGTTAAGGGGGCATCCTGTAAAGGCGCATTCCTTAGTAGCACTCAATGACTTACCGCATACGTCGCATAGGGGGTCTTTGTTTTTCTTACCAAATATACGGTCAAAATTATCCTCACCCTGCTTACTGAGAACGCCTTTAGTTCGTATCTTATCCCCTGTTATATCGTTACGTGATGCCATGATAACCCCCTTACGTTAGTTCTGTATATCGTGACTTAGAGTTGCGTCTCCACAAAACCATAGGAGACTTAGTTGCCCCTGCTTTCTCCAATTCACTTGCACTTCGCTCTACTGTTACATCTGCATAGTACAGTTGTCTGCCTTGTGCATCTACCATGTTTGGAGCAGGCTTTGAATACGCAGGTGGTACATAGCAATCGGGTTTAGTGTAGTGCGGTATATACGGGCATCCTCTATAGTTGTATGTTACATAGTATGCTGTATCTACCCCATCACTGTACTTACGCTTGCCGTCCTTAGACTCTTTTACTGGGGCTTCTAGTTTAGGCACTTCGTCTAGTCCTGTTAAAGTTATGGTGTCCATCTTATCTCTCCACTTAGTATTTGTTTAATGTCTTTCATGTTGTCCTCGTTTACAACAGTAGCTGTACCCCCTGCTGATTGTATAAGTATTAAGTTCTTTAGCTGTAATGGTGTTGGCTTATTTTTACCTGCCTTGCACTCAATACCAAAGAATTTACCTTCGTAACAACCAACAATGTCAGGCACACCGCTCGCACCAAACCCACCCGTTACGGGGTAGAAGTAGTACGCACCAAGTTCCTTTAGCTGCGCAACAACAACACGCTTTACCTTTACTTCAGGTGTTAATGCCATGCGAACATACTTACAACCCGTTGCCATAATGACTTCTTAACTGGGGCTTGCATACGGATTGGTTGTGCCTGCGCTGATTTGAGGCCAGTTACAGGAAGTGCACCGATGCCTTTGTTACGGTTCAATCGGTGTCGTGTGTTATACACAACCTGTGGGCTTACATGAAGTGCCTTGACAATTTGTTTAGTTGTCATGCCTTTCTCGATTAAGTTGCGTACTTTTTGATTAGTGCTAATTGGTGGTCTTGCCATGATAGTTCTCCATTTAAAATTAAAATCTGTTATCCAGTGGATAACAATATATCTATCTATTTCTGTGCATATATCCAGTAAATAGATTCGGTTATGCGCCGCCCAATACCTTTAACATCATTCATTCCCGCTGTGTTGGGGGGCAACATGCTTAGTACCGAAAGGCGTTCTTGCATCCAATTCGGTAGGTCATTGATATTATCATAAACTCCTTCTACTGTATCGTCAAGTTTATCTATACCAAAACAAATTACTTCAATGCGGGTAGGTGGTTCTACATCTACTCGGTATATATCATTATCGTGAGGTTCTTTATTTGCAAGACTTAGCCCCATCAATGCCCTCGCACCCATATCGGAGAATTTTTTAAATAAGGTATACATATCATCCGATTTAAGTTTATCTCTGTCGTGCGTTATGTGTAGATTATGCTTCATTCTGTACCCAAAAGATAGAGTCTGCTAGACGACTACCTACTCCCTCAATGTAGTTAGATGATTGTGCCATAGACAGCACCGCTAACCTACCCATTAACTCCTCGGGTACTTCATCTGCTTTGTACCGTAGGCCGTCGGAGGTTGTAGGTTTACCAAATAAATTGTCCATACGCGCTACATCATCAACGGGTACAACATCAAACATCTGCGTACCTAGTTGGTTAGTAACTGATACAAATTTACCTGCTATTTTAGCATTCTTAGCTTCCTCATATATATCATGCTTAATGATAGCGTCTTTGATATACTCCTCCACATCCGAGTGTATGAATTTATACCCGCTTGTTACTAGGTTCTTTAGTTCTTTGATTGTATTTCTATCGCTTAACTTACCCCGCGCATCTTCACTCGCACGTTTCTTTACATAGTTGTGCATACCTAAGTCATCGGTTACTTTCCTATATACCGTTGATATCAAGTCTGTCGGTGAGTATCGGCGTAAGTATTTCTTGGCACTGGATACTGCATTACTTAAACTCTTACTCATTAACATATTGTATTGGTCTCGGTATTTGTCATACCTAGTGTTCTCTATCCTGCTTGATGACACCATATATGATGGGTTGCGCTTGACATTATCTTTAGCCCTAGATGTGCAATAGTCTGCAAACCCAATCCTGCCCAGTGTATACAAATCGTCAGGTATATACGCATGCACCTCACATATCACCCGCACGTTCGCCCATACTTCCTTGTCTGTGGATATATCCACATCCGCATTTGCCGCCCCTCGCCATACCCCAAACTGGATACTCGGTATTTCCTTACGCAGTTCCTCCATAAATTCATACAGCCCATTATGCACAGGGATAGTATCGTGAAACTTAATTCGGTTAAGGTCTACCTTAGTTGGGTCAGGTGGGTTTTTAACAAACTTACTATCCGCTACTCGCTCCTTAACACTCTTAGTGTTATCTATAACATCTGATACTTTAATGTGTTCATACGCCATGATAATCTCCTCTTACACTTCTACGATTTCGTATAACTTAAACATCCTGTTTAAGCCCCTGTTGTACGCCGCTTTGACACGCTTAACTCCATCCTCATCGGTAGCATTTTGTATGCACATGGTCTCATTAAATAACACCGCAAAAGGTATGCGCATCTCGTGGTCATCGTTTGACATGATTTCAAGTGCCTTATCTACGGGCATTTCATTGAGGTTTACAGTCCAATACCGATGATAGATACTGTTTGCCTTAGCCCACTCCTTTAATTGGGTATGGTACATATCCCTGCCCTGCCATGTATGGTCTAGCATAGGCACAATCGCACACATCCAATCAAAGTATGCTTGAGTAACAGACTTGTGCTTTTTCTTGGCTTCCTTGTCTATTTTGTTTACAGTAGTTTTAAGGGGCTCACCTACACGTTCATACTCCCCCTCGCCTAGTACTTTGAAACATAGCTTCATACCATCATCGTCAAACTTAACCCTGCCCGTATGGTAATCCCATGTGTACTTAGTCTTGGGTAGTTGATACCCCACACCACCACGCAAAAAGATAGTTTGTATACCTTGGTCTATGCTTAAACTCATACCCCTAGGCATATACATATCTAAGAACTTGTAGCGACTGATATGTGCACTACCTACTGTGCCGTTACGGATTGTAATGTAGTCACCACTTTTCTTGCGTTCCCATAAGATAGGGGTCATACCTTTACTGTACTCGGGTGACACCTTATGGCCACCGCTATATAATGAGGTCTCATAGTTACCATCCGTTAGTCCATACGTATTATCATCATACTTAATGATGCGTTCCCACTTCTTGTTACGTGCACCGAGAGGGCGAACGTCTCGCTCTACCTTGGTTTCATTACTTACTATCACTTTAGTACTTTCGTACTTTGTTACCACTTCATCAAATGTATTAAACCACAACATATCAATCTCCTTTTCTGTTATCCAGTGGATAACTTAATCATCAACATGAACATACGAACCCACACTCGGGGTCGCACTACGATTACCCACGATGCACCATAAGACTGGGATAGACCAATCACCCCAATCATTACCTAAGTAGCCGTCGGTTAAGACAATAGCCGCTTGGGATTTGATGCCAGTGTCTCGGATGTGTTTACCGACACAAGTAACATCTGTGCCCCCACCACCTTTCGGTTTAGTAGATGTAATTAACCTATCCAATTCATCCTGCTCGTAGACTTCCTCGCCACACACTTGCGTATCCCAATACAAGACACGCACACGTTCGGGTTTAACGGTATCGCATATAGCCTTTACTTCACCCAAGAATTGCCCTAACTCTTTACCGCCGATACTACCTGACGTATCAATCGCTACGACTAACTCCCCTACACTCTCGTCTATACCACTGGGCATATACACCCCACTAGATATAAACCGTCTATTCGGTCTGCGCCATGTGCTGTATGAGTTGCCACTGCACGTAGTCTGAATAAACTCTCGTAACACCTCACGCCAATTAACCTTAGTTTCCAGTAAGTCTCTAAAGTCTCGGTCACCACCTGTGCCATACTTACCTGCGGCTAGCGCACCTTGACGTATCGCTTCATCAATCTCACGTGCTAACTCACGCTTCTCGTCATCACTTAGTGCACGTGCGTCATCCCATCCATGCTCATCAGTACTACCTTGCCCATACCTTTTGATTTCCTCGTCAGATAATTCCTCACGCAGTAAGTTGTATACCTGTGCGCTGTCCATGTCACGATACTTCTCATCTAACAGTCCACCATCGGGTAACTTGGCAAACCCATCCTTGTTATCATCCGCTATCTTAATGTTGATGACATAGTCACACGCCATGTTAGCCAAGGTTGGGTTCTTATCATACAAGTGTCGCCATGTTGTGAGGTGTCGGTATAACTTGTGATAACACTCATGCAGTACTAGGCCACGCAATTCGGCATCGTTAAGTTTATCTACAAACTCCGTACCATACACTTCGTCTCGCCCATTGGTGTATGCTGTTGGCACACCGTCCTTAACTTCACGATTACCAATCATCATTACACCTGCGAGGGCTATGTACTTGGGGTTACCCATAATATCTATTACTGCCTTACTCATCCGTTGTTCTGGGTTTAGTTGTTTACCAAGCATTAACATCTTATTCTCCTTACTTCTTATCTGCTGTGAATAGGTAGTTGTTAGCCATAGCCCAAGCTGTAAACTTCTTATTGGTCATTACTACTGCTTGCTTGGAATACTTCGGATGCCTTACACCATTGGCAAACATACCTTGTGCTTCCTTGTCTAGTCGTGCCATGTAGTCCATCCATGGGTCAATCCATTCACGTTCGATAGCACCGAGGGTTCGATACACAACCATGCACACTGCCGATGCACTGTCGGGCACTTTCGCATTCATCGGGTCTTTCTTAATACTCTCTAGGCTAGGCAGTTGGTCGCTTAGTTTAACGAATGCCATTAGGTCAGACGCGGCTCGTTCACCTACTGTACCCATTAAGATAGCAGTGATTGTTTGGTCATCTAATACACCACGTGACTTCAACCAATCCGATGCGGCTTCCAATGAGCGAGGTGTTACGAATGCTGTTCGCTGTTGTTTCGGGTGGTATATGTATGGGTTCTCGTCAGGGTCTTTGATAGTCTCAAAGCTAGCGAATAGTTGAGGGGTGTCCTTACACCAACCTAGTAGCGTGTGGTCAATGCCGTTGTTCACACCCCACTCAATCCACTCCATGTTGTTCGGCTTACGTGCTGTTACGATAGTCATACGATTTCGAGCATGAGGTGGCAACAAGTCACCCACTCCCTCTGCCCCTAGGTTAGTAGTTGCAAACACGATACTGTCCTTGTGTAATGTGTAGCTACCAATCTTACGTTCCAACATTAGTCGTAGCATGGCATTCTTTACGGCAGGGTTAGCCTTACCATACTCGTCAATCATTAGGATAATCGGTGCGTTATAGTGCACACCTAACTCCTCGTTGGTCACATACTTCACATAGCCCTCACCGTCTATCGATTGCAGTTGCGGGATTGTGATATCGCCTAAGTCCTTGGTCGTGCAGTCAAAGTAACACGCAATGTGATTCGGTAATGCTTTGCTCAAGGTCTTGAGTAGTGATGATTTACCCGTACCCATATGGCCTTGTACTAACATCGTACGCTGTGTGCCCCCATTTATAATGGCTTGCTCGATTTGGTCTAGGTTTAGTGCATACATCTGAATAGCTTGGTTTGACATGATAGTTTCCTTTATAAGTTGTTTGTTGCCGATGACATGTCATCGTTGTTGTTATCCACTGGATAACATGTTTTAGTTTAATGTTGGTAGTGTCTTGATGATTGCATCCACGTTACGCTTGGTTTGTAGACGCAAGTATTCATCCTCACGCAGTCCATCGGGTGTTACGCCACGCAGTGTGTCCTCTAGTTGCATACGCATTGTGGTCATCTCGGTGTTACATGTAACATTACATACGTCAAGTAAGTCCAGTAAGTCAATGACGTTGTCCACTAGGCTGTCCCTAAATACCTTCTTGGTGTCCTTGTCCGAGTAGTCTAGTCGTTCACTCATCTTAGTCAGTGCGTCGTGTGCCCTGCCCCATACATCGGCTAGTGCGTTCTCCAGTTGCGTCGCATAGTATGCTTGATACTTCTCGGCTAACACTTGAGTTGCATCGTTACCCACATCCAACCTAAAGTCACCCGCTTCGGCTAACGGTATGTAGTTCACCTTAAACCTAAACTTGTCACGCAGGCTGTCGGTTGTCGGATACTCATCTCGGTTGAACATCTGCCCTAGCTTGGCTTGCGCTTGGATAATCTCCCACTCGTATGCCGTTAGGAATGTCTCCACTAACTTAGTAAACTCGGCTCGCAGTGTAGTGATTTGGTGCTCGTAGTCAAAGAAACTAGCCGTCGGTAGTAGTCGCAGTCCTGTGTCACTCCATGGCATTGTCATCGCATAGTGCGAGTTGCGCACGTTACCTGCATATTTTAATACGGCATCGAGTTCGGCACAGTCACCCAATAACTTCTTGTTGACATTGGCTGTGCCCACCACTGCGTGTTTCTGTGCTGTGATTTCTTTAGACGCAGTCTTGTCTAGCTTGCGCCCACTCCATGATGATATGGATAACTCCACCAACATGGCACTACTACTGATACTCGGCACTGATGCACCCGTTTGGCTTACTGCTTGTGTTGCTTGTGATACTGTTGTCATATTGCTCTCCTATGATTAGAAACTCTGTTATCCAGTGGATAACAAAACACACACTAACTTCTTACTACTAGAACTACTACTGGGTACGTCTTACACCCAAACTTACCTCTCCCACTAACTTCTATTATAGCATAACTTAGCATTGAATACAATGTTTACATACGCTACGCTAAGTTCTACCACCCATACACCACGATTAAAACTATACCTATGGCGCATACCCATCCTATTACTTTGTCCATTGTGTCCGCACTCATCTTGTTATCCTCGGTGCTAGTATGTGGTCAGGCAGGTTGCCATTTGTATTATCTTTAGGGTCGTTGCCTGTCACTATTCGCGGTGTTAGCATAGCTTGCACATAACCCTCGCACCACATATGCCTTTGCTCGTCACTCAAGCCACTGCCCCATTCACCGTAGCCACCCCACTCCACTGCACATTTGTCCTCCCATGCGTAGAACGCTTCTTTGGCTTGTTCGTATAGTTCTGCTTCAGTCATTTGTTTTTCTCCATGTTTTCGATTGCTGTTAACAACTTATTGAACGCTGTGGTTGTGTCAATCTCCTGTATATCTTCTTCTATCTGTCTGCGTATCATGGCCTTGCGTAAGAAGAACGCAGTCATCTCGTCTTGGTTTGTTGTGTCGGGCATTACTCTGCCACGCAATACTTTTTCCCAACTGTCCATGGGCTTGCGTCTAGTCATGGCATACCTCCCCATCCAAATCATTCTCGTCATCATCCTCCTCTGTTGTTGGGTATAGCCTATACGCTGTGTATTCAATTCCCGACCAAGTGATACCATCATTAGCATCAAAAGCATCGGTTAGTATCTCTAGCACATGGATGCACTGGTCATCGTCTAAATCGGGGCGAACAATTCTTACGTCCTCAATGTGCCAGTCGTCTGCTAAATACCATTCCCCTGTTTGCGTTTGTTTCATTTGTGCCATTACAATTCCCCTATGTCTAATACGAATGTGTTTATCCCTGCATCGCGTGACTTCGCGTAGCCTACTCGGTGGTCTGAACCTAGAGCTTGCAGTATAAAATTTATGTGCCGTGCTGTGCTTTGTGTCCAGTGCCCACACCAATTAAACTCATACCTGCCCTCGTGAAATCGGCATATCGGGTTACCAAATAGTCTATATACTCTGCCGTCTGTTTCGGCATTACCTAGTTTGGCAGGGTTACTGCGTGCAAACGCTTGTGCTACTGCTGTGTTACGTTTCATTCTGTTTCCTCCTCGTAGTCATCTGATAACACATCTAGGCTTTGGTTATAATCCACTTGTAACTCACCTGTCTGTGATATTTGATTTATATAAACCACGCTACCATCAGTAAACCTAAGCACCACATACTCATACTTATCATAGCTTGCTTCACATATAGTCTTACCCACCACTAATTCATTTAGTTTCATTTCAATCCTCCCTTGTGACTACTGTTAAGACCGAGCAATAAACTCATGTCACTGACTACTATATAATTTGATTTCGGCATAGGCACGATAGTGTGCTTGACTTGCTTTGCTTGGGCTTCACCGCATAACATACAAGTGCGTAAACCTAAGTCCCATCTGCGGCTATCAACATGTGCCCCGCAACCCCAACATCTCCTGCTCATACTGTCCTCCTAGTTAAAACTACAATTGGCTAGTTCGGCTTGCAGTTCATCGTCAGTCATATTCACAAGACCTTTTGTGCCATACATTAACAAGTCATACAGTAGTTGGTCGTTGAATACCACGTCATTTTGGCACTGCTCTATGTTGAACTCGATTACCTGTTTTATTGCGCTATCTCTGTCTAACTGCATTTTCATCTCCTTAATTAGAAACTCTGTTATCCACTGGATAACAAAAACAAAAACTATCTGTGAGAGGTTAGGTGTTGTTCTATATCACACCATAACAAGTTACTCCCCCATTAACTACATTATAGCATGACTAGGCGTTGAAAGCAAGTATTGTGGTGTATGGTGGTAAATCGTGGTGAAAGGTGGAAGTTCTTGTAAAGTGCTTAGGCAAGTGTTGCAAGTGCTTGATTATTCTATAATGTTCCTATGTTCTTTTTTACTAAAATAGAGTCTAGAGTTAAAAAATAAGAACAAAGCAAAAAGCATAACGGAACATTGCAAAGTTCCATTTTTTCAACAGAAATAAATTTACCCCTAGGGTATACCCCCGACTCAAATGGAACAAATGAACAAAATAATATAATCAAGGACTTACGTGAAAAAAAAATGGAACATTACAAGAACTTTACTGGAACATTCACACACCATAACTTCGTAGCCACGTGATTTTATGGAACAATACAATTTCACTAAAATGGAACAATGGAACATTACAAAAAAGGAACAATAGAACATTACAAAAATGGAACAATACAAATTCACTAAAATGGAACAATACAAAATGAGCGAAATGGAACAATACAAATTCACTAAAATGGAACATTAGAACATTACAAAAATGGAACAATACAAATCGGGCTCGTCGCTGCTTTTAGAAACTCC